CTATCCGCAGAAAGGGGTGGAGATTTCGTCAGAATCCCTTTTTATAAGGCAAATTTAAGTGGTGATTTTGAAGTTCTTACTGATTCTTCATCTTTAACACCTTCAAAAATTACAGCAGATCAGCAAATTGCTGCTGTATTGCATAGGGGTAAAGCTTTCAGTTCAAGAGATTTAGCAAGTTTAGCTATCGGTAGTTCTACTGATCCTATGGCAGCTATTGCTCAAAAAACTGCAGCATACATCAATAACCAGAAACAGAAGGATTTATATTCTTGCTTAACTGGTGCATTTGGTTCAATAAATGCTAATGACAGTAATTCCGCGTTATTTGGTCTAACAATTGATTCAGAATCTGGCGATTCACCAACTACTTTAAGTCCTAGACACGTTGCTAAGGCTCAATCATTACTTGGAGATCAAGGTTCGAAGCTAACTTCAATAGCGATGCACAGTAAGTGCTACTACGACTTAATGGAAAGAAATGCAGTTGATTTTGTCGCTGCTACTGATATTAATGGTGGTGGTGCGACTGCATCAGGTGGTACTTTCTCAGGTGCTTTCCAAAATCCTAACTTTGGCTCTTTCATGGGTCTAAATGTTATTGTTTCAGACGATATACCAAAAGTAGGTACAGGCTCTAGCACTGAGTATTCAGTATTTATGTTTGCAGCTGGTTCTGTGGTAACAGGTGAGCAGGCACCAGTAAGAACTCAAACTGATAGAGATATTCTTGCTTTAGAAGAAGCAATGGCTATTGATTTGCATTACATCTACCATCCAGTAGGTTTGAAATATGCAGTATCAACTGTAAACCCAACAAGATCAGTTCTTGAAACTGTAGGCTCTTGGTCGAAAGTCTACGAAACAAAGAATATCGGTATCGTTCGCGCTACTGTAGTTTCTAACAACGACTAGAGGTAACACATTATGGCTACTCTTTTTGAGTTACAAAATCCTCCTTTTGGTCAATTAACTAAAACTAAAGTTATTAAGACTGAAAATGGAGCGCATACATTAACAACTGCTGAAATGATTGAAGGCATAGTTGATGGAACTCCAACAGGCAACAGAGCAGTGACAACACCAACCGCAGCGGCTATTATTTCTGCTTTAGGTACTCAAGGTGGTGTCGGTCAAACTTTTGAGCTAACAATTGTCAACAAGGCAACTTCAACTCATAAATTTACTTTGACTGCTGGTTCTGGTGTCACTATTGTTGGTGATGCTGATGTTGCAGCGGCAAGTTCTGGCACTTTCTTAGTTAGAGTGACAAGTTCTACTGCTGTTAGTGCATTTAGAAAATAAATGGGAATCGCAACATTTAGGCGATTAAGAGAACGTGAGGCTGCTAAACAAAAAGCGGCCTCTGTTACTCCTGTAAGAAAACCAAAGCCAAAAGCAAAGAAAAATGGCAATCTCAATAGTAGCGACAGTAGGTAGTGCATCAGCTAATAGCTATGTCACATTAACTCAAGCACAAGATTTTATAGATGGGCTAACTGAGTCTGATGACGTAGTAGCTTGGGGAAATAGTACTGACGATCAAAAAAACAGGGCTTTATTTACAAGCACTCAGAGGATTGATCGTGAAAACTTTTTAGGATCTAGGGTAGATAAAACACAGGCATTACAGTGGCCACGAAGCGGTGTTCGTGTCCCTGACCAATATAATCATTTATACTCTCTTAGCTTTCCATATAGGATTGTTGACGATTATTACACAGATACAGAAATACCAGACAGAGTAAAACATGCACAAATACATTTAGCAGTTTATTTGAATAATAATAAAGATGGATTAGGTTTAAGTGGATTAGAAGATTTTCAGTCTTTGAATATTGGTAATATAAATTTAACTCCTAACTTTTATGGCCGAGTTGGTATTGACCGCATCCCACCAATTGTGGATCATTACTTAAATGGCATTAGAATGGGTGGAACAGCAAACTTACCAATTAAGAGGTCTTAACAAATGGCATACGAATACCCAGCAGCAACAATAATAAATGACACAAGTGCGGTTACAGGAAGATTTGGTAAGATCGTAGCCTTGAATGATGCTGTGATAGCAACAATAGTTGCTGAAAATATAGATGGCGATTTAACAGCAATAAACCTTGATGCAACAGGTGAAATTTGCGGAGTAATAACAGGAGTGACATTATCTAGCGGTACTGTTATAGCTTATAGATTATGAGCATTGCAAAAGGAATTATTAAGGGCATTAGCTCAAGCATGCGGGCTCTTGGTGGAACTGTTACTTATAGGAGAGTCACTACAGGCATCTATAATTCTACCAGTGGCAGTATAAGTGAAGTTAAATCTGATGTGACTATAAAGGGTGTTGTGAGCAATGTAACGAGATCTGAGGTGACTGACTTAGTTTCTAGTCAGGACAAACGACTTACAATATCTGCTGGTGATATAACTTTTACACCTACAACATTTGATCGAGTTGTTATAAGTGGAACAGAATATAAGATAATACAAATTAATACTAATGAGCAGGGAAATACAGCTTTAAGTTTTGATCTGTTCTTGAGGTAAGCATGACTAGAAAAATTGAATTAACTCAAATGGATGATTTTTTTCAAGAAAAAATAATTGATTTAGTTCAAGCGACCACTTTAGAATGGACAGCTAGAGTAAAAAAAGCGACTCCAGTAGACACAGGAAGATTAAGGGCTGCATGGCAGACGCAGATCAAACCATTTGAAGGCACAATTATAAATAATGTCGTATATGCAGAGCCAGTTTGTTTTGGTGTAAACCTACCACCATCTTGGGGTGGTTCATATAGGACAAGACAAAATACTGTTGCTGGTTTTCCTGAGCTTATTGGAAAGGAACTTGAACAATATATAAGACGACAGTTTGGGAGGTAAAAATGGCAGCTACTGATTTAAACACAGTAAGGGCAACTATTGAGTCACGATTAAATGATGAGTTTAAAATAGGGCCATTGATACCTATTGTTTTTAACAACACCCCTTTTGATGCCTCTACTGTTGATAAATATATCCAATGTGTTACTAGCTTTGGTTCAAGTGAATACCTTACACAAGGAACAGACTCCAGTTCTACAAATCTTATTGTTGGTCTTATTACTTTCAATATTTATACAAAGCAAGGAGTAGGATCAGGAGAAAATTTTGCTATTGGTAAAAGACTAAGAGATTTATTTAATAGAATTACAGTATCTGATGTAAGATTTGATCCACCAATAGGGCCAGAAATATTTCAAAGCAGTCCAGAAGGTAAATTTCAAACGCAAATTAGAATAACATTTGAATTATATGAAACATTAACATCATGATTGAAATTACTGAAGAAATGCTTGACGCTATTGAAGCTGTTAAAGGTAGAAGAGATCCAAAATACTGGGATCCACAATGCAGACGGTATATGGAAAAACAAAGAAGTAAACAAAAACCTGTAAAAAAACCAGAAAAGAGTTAATATATTTATAAATATTAATTTCTAATTATTATGGCTGCTGTAAAAGGTGATGTCGGGCAAGTCAAATTTGATGACGGTGGTTCATCTGTGGGTATAGTTGCTGGTACTAGATCATGGTCAATGTCTATTACAAAAGATACACAAGAAACCACTGTGCAAGGCGACACATTCAAATCCTTCATAGGAGGTCTTATTGAAGGAGAAGGCACTGCTGAACTTGTTTATGACAACGCTGCCAGCGGAGAAACTGCAACATTTATGGATGCTGCTTTAACAACTGGTGATGCGGCAACAGCATCTTTTGAATTGTTTCCTGATAGCGGAGCATCTTCAAAAAAAATTAGCTTTAGTGGTTTAGTAACAAATTTTGAACAAGGTTCAAATTTAGGTGATGTAAGCACTATAACAATCACATTTAAACCATCTGGCACAATTACCTCAGCAGTCTAAAAAAAGTAAAATCCTTCGCATTTATTTATGGCAACTCAAAGATCAGCAGACATATTACTTGGAGCATTTCAAGATGAAATGGTCACAAGAAGAAAATTTGACGTAAAAAACTCAAAAGATGAAGTTGTAATGACTTTATATTTTAAACCTATTACCAGATATGCAAGAGTTAAAGCACAACAATTAGCGGGTGCTAATGCTGATGCTTTGGTCGTATCAACTCAACTTCTTTGCCAAATGGCAGAGAAAGAAGATGGGACTTTAGCTTTTGATATGTCAGATGCTCCAATATTGCAAAGACAATTACCAGAAAAGGTATTAAATGAACTTGAGTTATTCTTAAATGATATTCAATTAGATATTGACACAGCAAAAAACGAATAAAAGGGGATAACTGGCTTAACTTTGAGTTTTTCCTAGCAACAGAACTTGGCAAAACAGTTCAAGAACTGAGACTCAATATGACAGAGGCAGAGCTTATATATTGGGCTGCGTATTATGAAATTAAAAATGATAGGGAGAAACAAGAAATGCAACGACAAAAAGCCAAATCAAGGTAATATATAATAAAGGTTATTTGTTTCTGTGGCACAATCGACAGTTAAATTAATAGTTGATGCACAGAACGCAATCGCACCATTAAAAAGAGTTAATGAACAAACAAAGGCTTTAAGTAGTAGCACAGATAAATTAAAAGGCAGACTTGATAGAAGTAACAGCTCACTTAAAAACACAGGCAAGGCAGCTAAAACGGCAAGTGCTGGTGTTGGAACTTTAGTAGGTGCATTAAAACCTTTATTAGCTGCATTAGCAGTTGTTGGTACAGCA